AAAGATAATGGCGCAGTATAAACAGGGTTTCGATAGCGACCTAAAAAAGAAACACGCCGCAGAAGCCGAAGCCGCGCACAACGAAAATATCAAAAATATCAACGAGAAGCTAAAGCTGCAAGACCGTATATACAACCTACAAAAACGCCGCACGGAGCTAATAACCGACGAAACGGCTAGGCGTATCGAACTTATAGAAATAGAGCGCGCGCACGCTTTAGAACAATACGACGCTATGCTAAAAAAAGGCGAGATAAATAAAGAATACTACGATAAGGCCGTAGCTTTAGAAAACGCCCTACATCAAAAACAAATATTCGACGCCTCGACGTGGGGGCAGATTATGCATAGCGGCTTAAATAGCTTAGAAAACGCGATGGGTAATTTTTTCGATTATTCTTCCGATCGCTTTATGAAATTCGGCGATTTGGCGCAGGATATTTTAGGGCAAATTTATAGGCAAATAGTAAAGATGATGATAATCCAGCCGTTAATCAATTCGGTTACGAGTATGTTACCAGGAATGTCTGGAGGGGATACTCCAGCTCCTGCTGCTTTGCCTGCTGGAGGATTTGCAAGCGTATTAAATGCTACTCCAGCGGCAAAAGGTGGTGTATTTAATAGCCCCGATCTGCATAGCTACGCAAACTCAATCGTAAGCAAGCCGACTTTCTTTAAATTCGCTAAAGGCGGCATTCCCGACATCGGCGTAATGGGCGAGAAAAACGGCGGTAGTCCAGAGGCTATTATGCCTTTAACAAGGACTTCTAACGGCGACTTAGGCGTAAAAGCGCAGGTCGGAGCGTCTTTAAATAACGTAAAAGTAGAAGTAATAAATCAAACCAGAGAGGACGTAAAGGTATCTAATGCCGCGGTAAGGCGAAACGACGGCGAATGGGTCATATCTTTAGTTTTAAACGGCGTGAGTAAAAACGTCTTAGGCTCGCGCGAAACTTTAAGGGGGTTATTAGCGTGAATACTTACCCTAGCTATCCGCCGATCGTCGTAGGTTCGTCGAGGACCTTACGCAATCCTACGCATAGAAGCTCAAGCGACGGCGGCTATACGATAACGCGTAAAAAATGGACTAAGCCTAAAAGCTCGTATAGTTTAAATTACCCCGCCCTAAACGCGGAGCAGTTTAAAATTTTAAGAGATTTTTTCGTAGAAAACCAAGGGCGGGCTTTTAAATTTCGTTATCCGCTGGAGGACGAAACTAAAATTTGCGTATTTTCTATGGACGATTTAAAAGCCGACGACAATATGCAAAACTACTGCGCAGTAAAAGTGGAGATAGTAGAGATATGAAGCTAACTACGATAAAGGATTTAAACGCCGCGGCTTCAGATAGCGCGCTTTTAGTAGGGCTTGAAATTTTTATCCCCGAAACGCCTACGGTACGCATAATAAACAATAGCGAGAATATAACCTTTAGAGGGGAAGAGTTCGTGGCGTTTCCTTTTAGTATAGGCGAAATCCAAACGGCTAAGGGCGAAATACCGCAGTTTAATCTAAGTATCGATAACACTAGCCGAGCTATGCAAAATTATATAAACTCTTACGATAATTATTTAAAAACGCGCGGCGCGGAAAACTCTACTATTAAAGCCAAAATTTACGTGATTAATACAAAAGATTTAAGCGAGCCGGTGCTTGAGGAGTTTTTCGAGCTTACCGACTTTAGCTCCGATAGTAAGGCCGTAACCTTTAATTTGGGCGCGGGCAATCTTTTTAATATGAGCTATCCGCCGCGCAAGATGTATAAGGATTATTGCGTATTTAAATTTAAAGGCGAAGAGTGCGGTTATAACGGACCAGAAACTAGTTGCGACAAAACCTTGGCTAGCTGCAGGGCTAAAAACAATTCGGCGCGCTTCGGCGGGTTCTTGGGAATTGCGGGCGGGTATAAGAAATGACGATAAGGGATTTAATAGGCGCTCCGTTTGAGGAAATGGACTGCTTTGCTTTGGTGAGAAAGTGCTACGAGATAGAGCGCGGCGTAATCATACCGCCGGCGTGCGCTCCGCACGATAGAGCTAAACTCGTATTTAGCGAATTTCTAGACGAAATTTCGAAAAACTGGCATAGAGTAGAAAAGCGCAAAGGCGTCTGCGTAGCTTTGCGTTACGACATAAATCACCCTAAAATAGTAACGCATTTCGGATATTTAATCGACGAAGAGCATATTTTACATACCACGTCGCAAACTGGCGCTATCGTAGAACGGCTAGCTAATTACGAAAAGTTGATAGAGGGCTATTATGACCGAAAATAAAATAATAACCTACAATAACGTTTTAAATCCCTTAGATAGAACGATACTAGCTAGCGGAGAGTATAAAAATATCGACGAAATTCTAAAAGAATTAAAATACGATAACGAAATTTACGATCTCGTAATTTCTAAAAATAGCGTTATACAAAGCGGCTTTTTCGAGCTTGAAAACGGCGACGTAGTAAATATCGCTATTGTGCCTAAAGGCGGAGGCAGAGGCGGAGGCGGTAAAAAGATTCTAGGCATCGTGGCTTCTATCGCTATCGCTATCGCTGCACCTTATGCGGCTGCGGGCATGCTAGGAACCGTCATAGGCGGAACGGGAGCTATGGCCGCTGGGCTTGGAACGTATGCGCTAGCCGCTGGTATCGCTGTGGCTGGCAATTTGCTATTAAGTGCTATTATGCCTAAACCATCTATGCCTGGCTTTGATAGAATGGATTTTAAAAACTCCAATACCTACGGCTGGAATAAGCCTACAAACCAAGCTATGCAGGCTCAAGTAGTGCCTAAGGTTTTTGGGACACATAAAATAACTCCGCCGTTAATCGCTTCGCATATAATTAGCGATGGCGATAAGCAATATTTTAATGGTCTTTATGCGCTAAACGACGGTGAGATTAAAGGTATACGAGAGATTAAGATAAATGACGAGCCGATAGAGAATTTTAAAGGCGTAACTTATGAGATTAGAAACGGGCTTAATAACCAAAATATAATCTCTAATTTTAACGATACTAGCTACGATAAGAATATAGGCAAAAAGCTAAACCCCGATTTATCTTACTCTTTAGCGCAAACGGACGGTAATTTCGTAACGAGCCTATCCGTAACTCTAGTTTTCCCGCGCGGGCTTTATTACGCTAACGATAAAGGCGGACTTGACGGATACTCGGTAAACGTGAGGGTAGAATACTCCGCCGACGGCAAAAACTGGACGGCAATAACGGGACAAACTTTAAACGTAGTTCCCGCGGATATAAGCCCTTTTAGAAGACATCGGCGAAAACTTGGGACGGTTTACGAATTTAGAGGCAAAACATACAGAGGAAGCCCTGAAGAAGCTAGAGCGCAAATGCTAGCCGACTACCCGCCTACGGGCGTTTCCTATGCGGTAGTAACCGCCGCGCAGACTTCTACTTTTAGGCGAGTCTTTAGGGTGGGTAACTTACCGCCCAATAAATATAACATTAGGGCCAAATTTGAAACCGCGCCCAATACCGGCAGCCGTTACGCAAGCGATTGTTATTTAGAATACGTAACCGAAACCGTAAGCGACGATTTTATTTATCCTAAAACCGCGCTTCTAGCTATTAGGGCGTTAGCGACCGATCAGTTAAATGGCGGAGCGCCTAGGATTAGCGCGGTCGTAACGGCTAATAGCGATAATCCCTCTCATATCTGCCGTAAAATTTTAGAAGATAGCGGCGTGGAGAGTTTGCGCATAATGCCTAGTTTTAACGAATGGGCTAATTTTTGCGAAGAAAAGAGCTTAAAATGTAATATTGTATTCGATAGCGAATTAAGCGTTAGAAAGGCCTTAGATACGGTTAGCTTGCTAGGTCGCGCGTCCGTGCTTCAAGCGGGTTCTAAATTCGACGTAATAATAGAAAAAGCGGGGCTAATTCCCGCTCAAAGCTTTTTGTTCGGTATGGGTAATATCTTAAGCGATACGTTTAAGCAAAATTTCCTCCCTTTGGTAGATAGGGCGAATTTTATCGAGATAACTTATTACGATAAAAATAAAGATTACGAGCCTTCCGTCGTTTCGGTCGGACAAATAGCCGCCGATAATTCGCGCGTAAGCAATAAAAGCTCCGTTACGCTGGTAGGCTGCACAGACGAGGCGCAGGCTAGAGCTTATGGACGCTTTACTTTAAATTGCAACCGCTATTTAACCGAAACGATAGAATTTGAAGCCGACAAAGATAGTTTAGTTTGCAGATACGGCGATATTATCAAGGTTAGCCACGATACGCCTCAATACGGCTTTAGCGGTAGATTACTAGAAGATAGCGGTGTGGATTTCGTTATTTTAGATAGAGATTTAGATACCGTAGGCGGCGTAAAATACGCTATTCAAATCAAAAACGACGTAAACGAGATCAAAGAGTTTGAGATTTTAGAAATCCTAGCTCCGAATAAACTAAGGCTGAATTTAAACGGAAGCGTCTTTAGAAAATACGACAACTACGCATTCGGTGAGATTAATAAGGTTTCTAAATTATACCGAATTTTAAAGATAGCTACTTCGGACGAATTTACGCGCCATATTACGGCGATAGAATACAACGAGGATATTTACGACGATAGGGAAAATATAAGTGTTACGGATTATTCGTCGCTGGACGTGCGGAATCTAAGAATAAGCGAATATTTAAAATACGATACGGCCAAAAATATAAAAAATATGCTAGCTCTAGCTTGGAGCGGCAATTCTCTGTTTTATTTCGTAACTTACAAAAGCGCTAGCGAAGAACGAACGATAAAGGTCTTTAATAGCGCGTTCGAGTTTGAAGCCAAAGAGGGCGAAACCTACAAAATAACGGTAAAAGACGGCGTGGGCAATAGCACAAGTAAAACTTATAACGTTTTAGGCAAGCTTTACCCGCCGGGGCCGGTAGAAAATCTAAAAGCGGCCGAGCTAAGGGACGTTTGGGCTTTAAGCTGGGATTATTTACCGCCGCTAGATTTTAAGGAATTCGAAATTTACGAAGACGGCGCGCCGGTAGCAAAAACGGCTTTAAATAGATTCGATATGCCTAAGACTAAATTAAACTCTAAATTAAGCGTGATCGCGGTCGACACTAGCGGCATAAGAAGCGATGCGGCGAATTTAGATTTAAACGTTAAGCCGTTAGCGGACGTAGAGGGTTTTTATAGTATCTACGAAGATAATAAGAATTTGGCTTTTTGGCGCGATACGGGCGAAAATTACGAAATACGAAAAGGTTTAAAATTCGAAACCGCTTATAGCGTTTACTCGGGGACGGCCCCTAGAGCGTTCTTAAGCTCGATCGGAACTTATCTTATAAAAGCTTTTTATATAAACGCCTACGGGCTAAAGGTCGAGAGCAAAAACGCCGCGGTTTTGATAATAGACGAAACGCTTGCCCCGCAAAACGTCATAGAACGTATCGACGCGCCTACTTGGGGCGGTCGTTTAGATAGCGTGCAGCTATTCGAGAATTCGCTCGCTTTGGCTACCGATATACCGCTTTTTTATCATTTCGATTTATTGCCGAACGTAGATTTAGACGAAAATATCGACGAAGATTATAGCGGGGGTAGAAAAGTTTTAAGCAAGACGGGCTATTACGAGAGCGATAAAATAATAAATTTAACGGGCGCTAAGCTTTGCGATATTTCTTCCGCATTCGACGCGATAGGGCTTAGTTTAAACTCTAACTTCGATTTGCTGGATAACGTAGATTCGTCCCAAAATATCGACGGGCTAAACGGCGGGGCGTTCGACGTCGCGGTAGAAATTTCTTCAAGCGTAGACGGAGTAAGCTTTAACGAGTTTAGGGACTTTAAAGACGGGCGGTACGTAGGCAAGGCTTTTAAATTTAGATTAAAGCTAACTACGCGCGACGAGCTAGTAACGCCGCTTATAAGAAGCTGGAGCGTAATAGTAGATATGCCCGACGTTATAGAGAGTGGCTCGGCGTTTAGCGACGAGAGCGGCGATATTTTAATCAGTTATAAAAATAATTTTAGCGTCTCCCCTAAAGCGCAGATAACGATAATAAACGCGTTAGTCGGCGACGATGCCGTTTTAACAAACCAAAGCAAGGAGGGATTTATGATAAAAATCTTAGATAAAAAAGGAACGGCCGTGAGGCGAGAATTTAATTACATAGCGAAAGGATATTGATGCAAACGAGCAAATACAAAATAGGCGCAAATTTGCAAGGGCTAGAGTTTAGGAGACAGGCTAACGAAATCTTAGCCGCGTTAGCTAGCAGCAACGCCGGGAATTTAGAACCGGCGTCGGCTCAAGCCGGTACGGTATGGCTAGATACGTCCAACGACAAAAAACATCTCTTAAAAATACGCAATAAGGCTAATAGCGCGTGGGGAATTCTTTTCTCGATAGACGCGCAAAGCGGAGTGGTAGACACGATAGACGCATATACCAAAGTAGAAAGCGATAGTAAATTCGCCCTAAAAACCGACTTTGAAGCTAGTAAGCAAGACAACGGCTATACAAAGCTACCAAATGGCTTAATTATTCAGTGGGGAGTAGATACTCAAGTTCCACAAGGTGATAATACAAAAATGACATTTTTTCCTATTGTATTCCCAACAGCCTGCATTGCCTTAACATTAGCACACTATGGAGCTGGAAAAGAAGTAAGCGCGATGAGTTATGGAACACCGTCAAGGACGGGTGCTATATTTCGTCACAGCTGGCCCCACACACCTACGGCAGTAGCATACATAGCTATTGGATACTAAAAGAAAGGGAAAAAAGATGAAATATGCAAACTACGATAAAG